GCCGAACAGATTGAAAATAGTATGATGAAATTATACCCCATATCTTGGGAAGCATTAAGGATGTACGCAGAATGAATTGGGTAATACTAGTGACCTTAACTATGGGCAATCCTTTCATTGTATTCAATAAATCTTTTGAACATAAGGATGCTTGTGTAAATTATGTAAGCAACCCTGCCCATTCTGATACACTTGCAGTAGAGATAATTGCAGTGGCAGGTTTCAATGACCCTGTTACAGGCATAGTTTGCCTACCAGAAAACAGAATAGATAGAAGGAGAAAAGGATGAGACTAGCAATAGTAATTGATTTAGATGGTGACATTATGTATGTGCCAGAAGATACAAAAGGATTTCCTAATTACCCTAAGCCTAAGTTATTTGATAACCTCAAGGATGCAAGAGAGGAGTGTGCTAAGTGGAATACTGGTGTGATAGTAGACTATAATACTAACAGGTCTGTTGATGAGGTAAGTAGTTACAACGACATCAGACCCTTTAGTTTAGATGAACGTAATAGAGCAAAGGAAAGGAACGATACAAACTCATGAGCATTTATTATTCAGGAATGGTTCTGTATTTACTTGGAGCTATTCTAGTATTGTCCATAGTAGAAAAGGTAGAATATGGCAGCCCTTTAATTTTTGCCTTGACATGGCCGATAATTTCTGTATTAGTAATCTTAGAAACAATTTGGGATTTAATCTATGGCAGAAAACGATAACCCACATTTAGCTTGTCCGTATGTAGATTGCGGATCAAGTGATGCATTCAATTGGAATGATGATGGCTTCGGTCACTGTCATTCATGCAGTAATTCCTACCCGATGAAAAACATGCCAGAAGTTTTTGACTGGGTAGCACAAGAGTATCCACTTAAGGAGAGGAGAAATATCATGGATATAGAAATTGATGGTATGACTTACGATGGTATCAGAGGTATTGATCCTGATGTCTGTGAGTTATACGGGATACAGTTACAGACTAGTGAGGGTAGGCCAACACGTTATGCCTACAAGTATCCACACACTATTAAGTACAGAGCCTATCAAGATAAGTCCAAGACTTGGATGAAAGACAAGGGACTTGGTATGCACTTCTTGTTTGGCCCTGAGTTTAACGCAGGTACTAGCCAACGTATCTATATAACTGAAGGTGAGTTCGATGCTGCATCTCTCTATCAGATACTTGGTAAAACATTTCCTGTTAAGTCTCTACCTAGTGCAAGCATTGGTGAAAAGTTTATCAAGCACAACCATGCTTACATGTCGTCATTCAAAGAGATCATCTATGCCGGTGAGCTAGATGACGCAGGACGTAGAGCTGCTGACAAATTATACCAAGCATTTCCAGATAAGTTCTGGTATGTTCCTATGACTAAACACAAAGATGCCAATGACTTTCTAGAGCATGGCGATGGTAATGATCTGATGTGGGCTGCAAAGAAACCACAGCGTTATTCACCAGAGAATTTCTTCTGCTCTGATGTAGATGTCGAACAGGCAATCTTAAATGAAAACCCTTACGAATACGTACCCACTGGTCATTCTGGCCTCGATGACAAGATACGTGGTATGGTTAAGGGAGGTCTTACCTTTATCAAAGCTCCTCGTGGTACAGGTAAGACCGAAGTTATTCGGTACTTTGAGACTGGGCTATTGCGTGACAACGATACACGCATAGCTCTACTACACATGGAGGAGATGAAGTCCACAACCTATCGTGCTATGGCTACCTATCATCTTGGCATTAACGTAAGAACTAAAGATGATGCGAAGGAGAATGGTTACTCAGAAGAAAGTGTAATCAAAGCCGCACAGGATATGACACAAGGAGAACGTACAATTGTTTTTGAAATGCGCAGTCATGACGATCCTCTTAAGCTCCTCGATTATACCAGACTTGCTGCATCTGTATATGGAGCTGATTTTATTTTTGTCGACCACGTTCAACGACTTGCATATCTCTCGCAGTCTGGTGTAGATGGTGCGACAAGTACACTTACTACGTTAGGTTCACGTATGGCACAGCTTGCCAAGGAACTTAGCATTGGTGTAGTATTTATATCACAGGTCAATGATGATGGACGTACAAAGTATGCAGGATCTCTTGAAGAAGAAGCTATCATATGTGTAAAGATTGAGCGTGATGCTGAGTCAGAAGATGAGATACTTCAGAACACTACTAACTTTATTGTTGACAAGAACAGACCGTTTGCTAAGTTAGGTAAAGCAGGGTCAGTTTACTACGATCCAGAGACTACCATACTAACTGAAGAAGCACCATATCAAGGGAGTGTAATTGCAGCATGATTGTATTTGACGTAGAAGCTAATGGTTTATTAGATGATGCTACAAAGATACACTGCCTGTCTTATACGACTGACGGTGTTACTTACGATACACTGTTTGACTATGACGGTATGAAAGATCTACTACTAAACCAACAAGGTTTAATAGGTCATAACATTGTTAGGTATGATGTACCATTACTAGAAAAGATCTTAGATATTAAGATCGAATCTAGGTTGTTTGATACATTACCTATGTCTTGGGTTCTCAACTACAATAGACCTAAGCATGGGCTTGAGTCTTTCGGTGAAGACTTTGGAATACCCAAGCCTAAGATAGATGACTGGCATAACCTTACTCAAGATGACTACCGACACCGCTGTGTAGAAGATGTTAAGATTAACTGGAAGCTATGGCAAGATGTACTAAAAAGGTTTATGTTTATCTACAAGAGTAAGTCTGAGTTAGATAAGTTCTTTCGATACTTACAGTTTAAGATGGACTGTGCAGCAGCAGCTGAGAAACTAGGTTGGAAGTTGGATGTCGATTTAGCTAAGGATTGTGTCGCAAAACTAACAGACCAACAGTCATCTAAGATTGATGAACTAAAAGGTGTAATGCCTAAAAGAAAGATTACTACCAAGAAGTCCAAGCCTAAAGTTTGTTTCAAGAAAGATGGCTCACCTTCATCTCATGGTGAGAGATGGTTTGCTTTACTTGATGATCACAAACTACCTAGACACTACGAAGGAGAAGTAGAAGTTATCAAGTGTTGGGATCAACCTAACCCTAACTCTAATGACCAAGTAAAAGATTGGTTGTATTCACTTGGTTGGGAACCTTGTACATTTAAGTACAATAAAAATAAGGAGACAGGAGAAGAAAAGAAAGTACCTCAAGTACGTAAGGATGGTGAGCTTACTCCATCTGTAAAATTACTAATCAGTAAGAACCCTACTGTAGAAGTTCTCAGTGGTCTTACTGTAATACAACACAGGCTAAAGATCTTCGAAGGTTTTTTAGAATGTGAATACAATGGTTACGTGAGGGCTGAAGTTGATGGCCTTACAAATACGCTACGTTTCAAACATAAGAAACCTCTTGTCAATCTACCTGCTATAGATAAGCCTTGGGGTAAAGAGATACGTGGTTGTCTTACAGCTCCAGATGGTTTCATACTATGCGGTGCTGATATGACTTCATTAGAAGACACAACCAAGCGACACTACATGCAACCATTTGATCCAGACTATGTAGAAGAGATGTCACAAGATGGCTTTGATCCACACTTAGACTTAGCTAAACATGCAGGTGCAATCACTCAAGAAGAAATAGATTTATATAACAGAGGTGACAGACCTGACATAAAAGCTTTGCGTAAGGATTACAAAGTTGTGAACTACTCTGCTACCTATGGTGTTGGCGCACCAAAGTTATCTCGTGAGACTGGCATGACTATGAAACAAGCAGCAGCACTACTCACTGCATATTGGAAACGTAACTGGTCAGTCAAAGCTTTTATCGACAAGCAAAAGATACGTAGGATAAATGATGAGATGTGGGTACAGAATCCAGTAAGTAAGTTCTGGCACTCACTTCGATATGAGAAGGATGTATTTTCTACACTCAATCAATCGACTGGTGCTTACTGTTTTGATAAGTGGGTTGCTTACTACAGAACTCGTAGGCCAAATATCATTGGACAGTTTCATGATGAATCAATTAACTTAGTTAGAAAAGGAGAAGAAGATGAGCACAGTTCCGCACTAGAATGGGCAATAAAAAAACTTAATCAAAATCTTAAATTAAATGTTGACTTAGGTATTGATATACAGTATGGTCAGCGTTATAGTGACGTACATTAAACAATGGAGGGCCGCATGGCTACACGTAAAGTAAAATTAACTGGTACTGCAGAGTGGGCAAAAGTATTTGCTCAGAACCGTGACTTGAAAGGTTTTCAAGGCGCATACGAAGATCACGATGGTGCTTGCACTATTGATCTATTCATGGATGAAAAGAATGTGGCTGCACTGTCAGCATCTCGTTCAATTAAAAATCCAAAGGATGTAGGTAATGGTATCTTCAAAACTAAATTTGTTCGTAAGTTCAATACAGGTAGGGATTGGGATAGTGGCGCACCTGTTGTTACTAATTCTGATGGTGATACTTGGAACTTCGATACTGATGGTCCCATTGGGAATGGCTCTACTGTAGAGGTCATGCTATCAGTGTATGATACCAGTTACAAAGATCGTCCCGGCACTAGGCTTGATTCCGTAAAGGTTATCAATCATGTGCCAGTGGATAATATAATCCAAGCTGAGACTATATCAGCGGATACCCTGCCGAAGGCAGATAAGAAAGAAGCAGACGCAGTTCTGTTCTAGCACTCCTCTCTCAACTAAGCCCCCTTCGGGGGGCTACTTTTAAGGATATAATATGAAAAATATTGACACTCTAGTAGAAGATCTTGAGTCAGTTATCTATGGTCAAGGTGGTTGGAGAAAGTCTATTGCAGAAGAGATGGGTAAAAATATTGGTGAGGTGGCAAGTAAAAGATTTAGTAAGCCGCAAGAACCTCGTGGTTATCTTTCACTGTCGTCAATAGGTACACCTTGCAAACGTAAGCTGTGGTATAAAATTAATCAACCAAGAATTGGTGAACCACTAGATGCTAAGATGCTTCTTAAGTTTTTCTATGGAGATATGATAGAAGAATTAATACTTGCTATGGTAAAAGCAGCAGGGCATAAGCTAGAAGGTATGCAAGATCGTGTTACTGTACATGGTATACGTGGACACAGGGATGCAGTCATTGACGGTATGACTGTTGATGTAAAGTCTTGTAGTCCTTTTGCTTTTAAAAAGTTTCGTGACGGTGAGCTAAGAGGTAATGATCCCTTTGGTTACATCAGTCAACTATCTTCTTATGTTTATGCAGCACAAGATGACCCACTAGTTACAGATAAAAATCGTGGTGCTTTTCTAGCTATCGACAAAGTTAATGGAGAGATGTGTCTTGACGTATATGATTTTTCTAATGAGCTTCCTACCAAACAAGCAGAGATGGAAGCTGCAAAAACAATGGTCGCAGGTGACATACCTACTCAGCGTATATCACCCGTACCTGCCAGCAAGTCTAGTCCTAACACCAAGTTAGATAAGTCTTGCCAGTTCTGTGAATACAAGAAAACTTGTTGGCCTAACCTAAGAATGTTTGAATACTCTTACGGTATTGAGTATCTGGTTCATGTAGAGAAGCCACCTAAAGTTCCAGAGATTACAGATGGCTAGAGCAGCTAAAGCAAAAGGTCGTCTTGGACAGAATGAAATCAGAGATAAGATACTGGAAACATTTCCTGATCTAGAACCTGATGATGTTAGGTCTACTACTATGGGAGATACAGGTGAAGATATCCAACTGTCTCCTGCAGCTAGAAAAAAGATACCAATAACAATAGAAGTTAAAAGAAGAAAGTCTGCACTGAAGACTGTGTATGACTACATAGAACAAGCTGAAGCTCATGGTAAAGGTGAGCCTGTAGTTTGTTATAGATCAGATCGTAAGCCTTGGGTAGTTATGGTAGGCTTAGATCATTACATGAACTTGTTAAAATACTGGGGTAATAATAATGATAGTTAAAATATGGGATGTAATAGAAGGCCCGATAAGTACAGAAGAATACCCAGATGAAGCACCTGATGGTGCTAACTGGTACATGGTTTGTAGGACAGAAGTAGATGGTGAAATGTCAGATGATAACTTTTGGTTTGAAGATTTTGATGATGCCTACGAATGGCAAAAACATTTTATGAAAACAATAGAGCCATTAGAGATTGACATGACTACTATGTATGGATATAACTAGGGGTTCGTTATGGAGTTTGAGATTAACATTAGATTAAAAGTATATGAAGATGCAAACTTCTTGGAGACTTCTGGTGATAACACCGAGGTAATATCTGAGCTAGTTAAAAATTATTTATACGACATAGACGATGCAAAAGTAATAGAGTGTGAGGTAACATATGATAAGTAAAGATGATATAGAAGCTTTTGAAATATTTAATTCAAGTCAGATGAATGACTACCAAAGGGCTGCTGTAAGTACGGCTATATATAAAAAAGAACATGCAGTAATATACCCTGCCTTGGGACTGGCTGCTGAAGCAGGAGAGGTAGCAAACAAAGTAAAGAAGATCCTACGTGATGGTAAGTTTGACAGAGAAGCTATTGCTGATGAAGTAGGAGATTGCATGTGGTACATTGCCGCATTGTGTAGAGACTTAAATATTGATATGCAAGATATTGCCAACAACAATATTAAAAAACTAAAGGATAGACTAGAGCGTGGTGTACTATCAGGATCGGGAGATAACAGATGAAAGGTTTGATATGGCCTTTTCTTTTCTGTGTATTTGTTATATGCATTCTTCCTGTAATGTTAGTAGACAACGCAAAGTATTGTAGACAAAGTATTGTACCATGTTATCCGTGGACAGACGTAGAGGAGCACACATGAATAATTATTTACCAACAGACTACCAAGCATTTATACACAAGTCAAGATATGCAAAATACTTTGACGGTAAGGGTCGAGAGTCTTGGCCTGAGACAGTAAGTAGATACATATCTAATGTTGTTCATACAAAAGTTGATGAGCAGACAACCAACGAGATAGAACAAGCTATACTTAGCTTAGAGGTTATGCCTAGCATGAGAGCTATGATGACTGCAGGTCCAGCCTTAGAGAGGGACAACACAGCAGGGTACAACTGTAGCTACCTACCAGTGGATGACCCTAAGTCATTTGATGAAGCTATGTTCATACTACTGTGTGGTACTGGCGTAGGCTTCAGCGTAGAGCGTCAGTTTGTACAGCAGCTACCAGAAGTACCTGAGCTGTACGAGAGTGAGACAATGATAGTTGTTAGGGATAGTAAAGAAGGTTGGGCTAAAGCCTTTCGACAGTTACTAGCTTTACTCTGGGCAGGTGAGATACCACAGTGGGATGTCTCTCGTGTACGTCCTGCAGGTGCAAGGCTAAAGACATTTGGTGGTAGAGCTAGTGGCCCTGCTCCATTGATAGAGTTGTTTAACTTTAGTGTACAAACATTTAAAGCTGCACAAGGACGTAGACTATCGTCTATGGAATGCCATGACCTGATGTGTTTCATCGGTCAGATCGTTGTAGTGGGTGGTGTCAGACGTAGTGCTATGATCTCTCTGTCTAACCTGAGTGATGACCGTATGCGTCATGCTAAGTCAGGACAGTGGTGGGAGACAGCAGCACACAGAGCATTAGCTAACAACTCTGTTTCCTATACAGAGAGACCTGACATTGAAACTTTTATGAGAGAATGGACTGCTCTAGTTGAGAGTAAGTCCGGTGAAAGAGGGATATTTAATCGTGAAGCATCTAAGAAACAAGCTGCAAAATTTGGTAGACGTGACCCTGACTTTGAGTTTGGTACTAACCCCTGTTCAGAAATTATTCTACGGCCTTACCAGTTCTGTAACCTTACTGAAGTTGTGGTTAGGGGAACAGATACAGTTGACGATCTTGAGCGTAAAGTTAAACTGGCAACTATTCTTGGGACTGTTCAGTCTTCCTTCACTAAGTTTCCATATCTGCGAAAAGTGTGGCAACGAAATACCGAAGAAGAACGACTGTTGGGTGTGTCGCTCACTGGAATAATGGATAATAAACTATTAACATCTAAGAACAAAGGATTGGAGAAGACTCTTGAACATCTACGAGAAGTTGCTGTTAGTACTAATCTTGATTATTCTAATCGCCTTGGCATACCACAGAGTACATCTATCACCTGTGTCAAACCCAGCGGAACAGTTAGCCAACTTGTTGACAGTGCCTCTGGAATACACGCAAGGCACAGCAACTATTATGTAAGAACAGTAAGAGGTGACAACAAAGATCCTCTAACACAGTTCATGAAGGATCAAGGTATACCGAATGAGCCTTGTGTATTCAAGGGAGATACAACTACAGTATTTAGTTTTCCTGTAAAGTCTCCCGACAAAGCTATTACTAGAAACGATATGACAGCCATAGAACAATTAGAGATGTGGCTTATATATCAAAGACATTGGTGTGAGCATAAGCCATCAGTAACTATCTCAGTCAGAGATGATGAGTGGATGGACGTTGGTGCATTTGTTTTCAAACACTTTGATGAGATGTCTGGTGTGTCATTCTTGCCACACTCCGATCACACTTATCAACAAGCACCGTATCAAGACTGTGGTAAGCATGACTATAAGATGCTACTATCATGTATGCCAGATAAGATTGACTGGTCTAAACTATCAGAGTACGAACAAGAAGATAACACCGTAGCTATGCAGACAATGGCTTGCTCTGGTGATGTCTGTGAAATTGTAGATTTAACATAAGGAGATACCATGTTACAGCCAATTAAAGGATCATATTACAGAAAGTTTCAACCTCAATCATACGCAGAGAATGACAGTAAAGCTAAGACAACAATAACAAATTACTTAGAAAGTAATGGGCATACTATCCTTGACACAGAGGAAGACTTTTCTTTTGATATAAAGAGTAAGAAGAATGATGGTATGTATTACTCTGAAGTAGAGATGAAGAACCAATGGACAGGTGATTGGAATCCCAAGTGGAAAGAGATACGTATACCTTACAGAAAGTACAGACTTATAAACAAGTACAAGAAGGTAGAGGGTGACAATACTTATTGTAACTTCTATGTCATACGTAGTGACTGTAAACAAGCATGGAGAATCAAAGACTTTCAACTTACTGAAGAGTGTTCAAAGGAAATATGGTTAGCTAACGCTAGACGATATGAATATTTCTTTCACATTCCTTACGGTGAAGCAGAACTTATAGAGGTGTAACATGGAAGAAGAAGAATTTGAAATTTCTGAATTGTTTGATGATGTGGAGGACTATGTAAATAGTCCACCTCATTATGGTAAAGGTAGAATAGAGTGCATAGAATACATAAAAGATTTTCTATCAGATGATGAATACACTGGCTACCTTCGAGGCAACATAGCTAAGTATCTTCATCGTTGGAGATATAAAAATGGTGTAGAAGATCTAAAGAAAGCACGTTGGTATCTTGAGGCTTTAATACAACAGCAGTCTAGGAAATAAAATGAACAATACAAAAAAGAAAACTCTCGAACAAGAAGCTCAAGAGTTTCGTAAATTAAAAATTGTTGAAGAGCCACCTATGTCAGCTCGCATATATCTAGCAGGTCAAGCACTGTCAGGGTTGCTTGCTGCTAGTCGTGGTGGTTCTATTAGGCTTAGTGAGGTAAAGAGAGAAGCCTACGAGTGGGCAGATAGGATGTTAGAGGATTAGTTAGTTGCTCTTTTCTTAAGGTATTTTTCGTACTCTAGGTATGCCTCAAGAGTATCTAGCTGTTCATCTGTAAGATCTTTGAACTCAACCTTTTCTCCTGTTTGTTCTTGCATCATGGCAAGACCTCTATCAATCTTAGCCCAGTTATACTTACTACCTATGTCTATCATCTTAGATAAAACTATATCATCAGTTTCATATATACCACGTTCCATAAAGGTTAGTGTAGTTGATCTAGCATCACTAAGCATATTGTTTACTAAGTTTGTTCTCCACTCTAGTGTAGGTATTATTTTACGAGAACCTTTAGCTTCCCTAAACTTAGGACTTCTCATTAGTTCAGACGACATGTGTTCTACAACTTCATGGAATAGTTGATTGTATCTATTGTCTGCCTTAGCACTTTTAGTTCTTAGGTTAGCCAAGTAAGTTGGTCTACCAATAATACTCAACACCTTCTTGGTGTCAGTCATTTCAACTTCTCTGTAGCCAAGTTGTTTAGCTGCATCTAAAGTTATCTTACCAGTAGCAGCATTAAACTTTTCTTCAGATATATCTTCACCACTTACCACAGCAATGATCTGATCCATATAACGTAGTGAATTATTTAACATTTCACTACCGTCTTTTCTATTAACCATCTTGTAGTCATTACCTCTGGCTAAACCAATAACAGTATTAACAGGATCTAGAAATCTAGTTGACCCTGATACAGCCTGAGAAAATATTTTTTCCCAAGGTTTAAGAAACTCTCTTCTTGCTCTCTCACCTTCTGGAGTTTCCCAATCTGTTGCGGCAGTAAGTGTAAGATCTCCTAAGCCTTCAGTAATTTGATTAAGTTGTCTGGTAAGTTGACCGGGACCAATTATTTCTATGATCTCAACCATCTCATCTGTTGGAGGTCTTTCACCTGTTAAACCATAAGATATAAGTCTGCCTATACCTTTAGCATGAGATATTGGAAAGTCATACTTTACATCTTTAACACCACCAGTTTTGTCATCAATAGATTCATTCCAGTTTAATCCAAGTTCTCTATTTAATATTTCGTTTTGAGCTAGTCCGAATACAGCTGACAGACCTACTGAACCACGAACAGCATTTTCTCTAATACCTCTTTGAGTTCCAGTTTTAACTCTTCCTAGTTGTAGCCAAAAAGTAGCACTACTCATGTCAGACATAAGAGCTATAGTGTTGTTAAAGAATCTACCAAACGGTATTAACAAACCAAGACCTGCAACATCTCTG